AAGATCGCCGGGGTGACTGGGGTGCTGTCCTTCGTCGTTCCGACTGTGTACCGCTTCCAGTGGGAGATTCGCCATCCCATCACCCTAGCGGAACTGGAATGCCGGCTTATGAGAGACCTGAACGGGGATGGGCGCATCGGGAACCTGCCTCCGCAGTCGTCCGTGTTCCTCACCCCGAGCGAGTCGACACTGCGGGCGAAAATCAGCGCGGTGCTGCAAGCCTACTTCCAGCATGGGGTCTCCCTGAGCGAGTATTCTCTGGTGGCGGGGAACAACCCCATGAGCAAGAAGTTCCTGACCAGGACGGACTGGAACCTGATGCGAGATCAGTTGTGGAACCGCAGGGTCGTAGGGTTCAATCTGAACAAAGAGATGGTGATGAACTACGACACCTACGAAGAAGCCTGGAAAGCGTATGAGGATCCAGAGAATCAGAACGGGGGAGAAACCGGCAGGGTGATGTCAAGAGCAGAAGATGATTCCTGGACGAGGAGGTATTGATGAATAATCGGCTGGCAGAACAGGCAAACTACTGGGATACGACTGTGCATCATGCGAAATCACAGGGGGAGATCATCGAACTCCTGGATACCTTTGGCGCGCAGGGGATTCAAATCACCCTGGGCCGGAACAAGGGGCGGCAGGCTTGGCTTGTCCGCTTCGCTTGGCGAGAAGCGATCTACCGATTCGTGTTCATCCCCCTAGAATGCCAGTACCCTGAGAAAGTATCCTCATTTGGGGGCAAAAGGCAGGCGCACTCAGATCATGCTATGTGGCAGATGGGTCGAATTGCGGTGCATTTCGTGAAAGCCATTTTGACGGCCGCAGACGCGCAGCCAGATGCGTTGTTCGGGTTCATGGAGTTGCCGCAGGAAGCAGGCGGCGGGCAGAGCATGACCACTGCGGAGATCGGAGTGCAGCAACTCGCGCAAACAGTACGGTTGCTGCCAGAGAGCGCCGGATCGTGGCAAGTCATGGATGGGGAGAGTGAGGTGAGATGAACAAAGTCTGGGCGCTGGCCGCCATGTTCCTTGCAGGGCTTGGCGTCGTGCTCGGCGTCGCGGCCAGCATCCCGATGGTACTGATCGTGATGCTGTTCCTTGCCCACAGGGACAAGCCGAGAGAGCAGGAAGCCCAAACGCAACAGGTCGAGCCTCGCCCCTTTGCCATCTCCGGGCCATCGCACGCCCTGGCGCTCCGGCGACAGCCTGGAGAAGTATTCCTGCACAGAGGGCATCCCTGCATTATGTCTGCGGAAGGAGAGATATGTCCGATCCAGTTGACGGAATGACCACCCGGCCACTCGCCACCTGCCCCTTCTGCGGCCACCGCTTTCTGGTTCCGCTCCAGACAGGGACTACCGTGAACGCGGATGAACTGGTCATGCTCGGCTACAAGACCGTGGATGAGATACTGATCGAACTACTCGCCATGTACCCGGCTGAATCGCTCATCAGCCACATCCAGAATATCGCCTGCGCACCGAAAGAACACTTGACAGCAGGTGGCAAGTAGAGTAGAATAGGGTTGCATCTTGCTGCTGGACGCGCTTTACTCCTTGTGCGTGTTCCAGCCACACTCCTTTCTGGAACGCCGCCGAGACCCGCCAGCCCCTCGGCGGCGTTTCCAATTCCCCAAACAAGTCTGCACAAATCACTTGCATTTCACGAACACCTGTGCTATAATCGGATAGAGGGATTATGTAATGCAGGATTCAGTGCTAAAGCAACAGGATGAAAAGGGTCGGTTCATGCGCGGGAACCGGCTGGCGAAGGGCGACCCTGCCCATCGTGGCGGCGGGCGCAGCCCCATAAAGGAAACCGCTTACATCAAGTGTATGCGGGATGTAGTCACCGTCGAGGAATGGGAGCAGATTTGCAGGCGGGCTGTGATGGACGCAAAGGATGGCAACTGGAGAGCGCGAGACTGGCTCTCCAATTATCTGCTCGGAAAGCCCGCAATCCTGGTGGACGCCACGGTAACGGCAAGGGTAGCCCCCATCGCAGTCCTGCCCCCGCTCGAAGGACAGGCTGAGGCCGACCTGATGAGAGACATGATGATCGCCGCCCTGGAGCGCGGCGTCGCGGGGAACATCGAGGACTTCACAGATCCGGTTGCGGGCAATGACGAACCCCCCGCGCTAGAATACGAAGATGCCGTCGTGGATTCCTAACCCTGGGCCACAGATGTTGGCCCTGCAATCCACCGCCTATGAACTCCTGTACGGAGGACAGGGCGGCGGAGGCAAGACGGACGAACTGCTGATCGATGCAGTCCGGTACTGTGATACGGTTGGGTATCATGCCATCATCTTCCGCAGAACCTTTGCAATGCTCTCGCAGCCTGGGGGCATCATAGACCGGTCGAGGGAACTGTTCCGAGATCACGCTTCCTACAACTCGGAGAAGTATCGGTGGCAGTTCCCAAGCGGGGCGACCCTGACGTTCGGGCACATGCAGTACGTCAGCGACCGCCACAACTACGACGGCGGACAGTTCGCCTTCGCAGGATTCGACCAGTTAGAGCAGTTTCAGGAAAACCAGTACGTTTACATCATGTCCCGGACACGCAGCATGGCAGGGGTGCCTGTGCGCATTCGGGCCACAGCCAACCCGCCGTCTGAGTCCCTGCGCGACGTGGGCGACCTTACCTGGGTGTACCGAAGATTTCTCCCCTGGCTGGGGACAGATGAGGACCTGGAACAGGCGAAGTTGCCGAGGGCGCAGGACGGGGAAAAGTTGTGGTACGACAAGAGCGGGGAGATCGTTCCCCCCGGCACTCCGAAGGCGGTTGCCAGAACCTTCATCAAGGCCACCGTGTTCGACAACACGGCGCTCTTGAAAGCAGACCCAGGTTATGTAGACCGCCTGGAGCAACTGCCGTACCTGGACAGAGAGCGCATCCTGCATGGCAACTGGCACATCAGGGCCGCAGGGAACGTGTTCAAGAGAGAATGGTTCCGGTACTCCGAAGTGGTGCCGGAGGGATTGAACTGGGTGAGGTATTGGGATCTCGCCGCAAGCGTCAAGGCGCGCGCGGACTACACCGCAAGCGCGGCTGTGGCGCTCGACCCGGAAGGCAACCTGTTCATTCGGGACATGATACGGGACAAATGGCTCTGGCCAGAGCAGACCAAGATGATGAAGGATCAATTCCTGAACGAGCCGGGCGTGCAGCATGGAATTGAGTCCGACCTGCTGGGCAGCACCGCGTTTCTGGAGTTTCTGAAAGACGCCGACCTGGCGTCGAAGCACATTGACATCCGGGGGGTCAAGCCGGAGAAAGACAAACTGACCCGCGCCCTGGCCTGGTCGCGCAGGGCGGAGAAGGGGCGCGTGATTCTGGTGCGCGGCCCCTGGATCAACGACTTTCTCGGAGAAGCCGTCACGTTTGACGGCGCGGGAAAATCACATGATGACCAGATTGACACGGTATCAGGAGGCGCGCAGATGTTGGGCCTGGAACGATGGAAAGAGCGCGCGTTCCTGCATGTGTGAATAGGCAGAGACGATGGCAGATCCTAGACCTTCGAGCATACAGAAGCCGCCGGCGTACCTGACGAGGTATCTGTCCAACTGGACGAATCCGGCTTGGCTATCGGGGGATAAGTGGCGCTCGGTCGTGCGACAGGTGCCTGGAGCCATCATCTGCCGAGACCGCCTGATCGCCTACGTCGAGGGCACCCCCTGGGCTATCACCGCGAAGGACTCCGCTCAGCAAACCGAGTTGCAAAAGGAAATCGACGTTCACACGGAGATCATCAACGACTGGGGTGGAGACGGCTTCATCTCTGGTGTCTCCCTTTTGTGGCAGGACGCTCTGGACCTGCCTGCGGGTGGGAACGTAGAGGTCGTGCGCTGGGAAGATGGGCGGCTGTTTGCCATCTTCCACATGGACGGAGCCACGCTGGCGGCCACAGGCGACCCGAAGATGCCCATCTACCAGCAAGACCCGAATGACTTCACGCACAAGATATTCTTCCCAAGCGACAAGGTTGCCAGGGTTGGGTGCGCACCGCGCCCTGAACTTGCGCGCAGGGGATGGTTCATGGCCCCGCCCGAGCGCGTCTACCTTGCGCTCGTGCTCCTCTGGCGAGGGGACAAGTATTACGCCAACCTGCTTTTGGACACGCCGCCTGCCGGGTTGCTTTCGCTTGGAGACATGAGCAAGCAGAGCGCCGAGGAATGGCTTGGCTCGTTCCGAGAGTTGATGTCCGGCATCGACGCCATGAAGGTTCCTGTTCTCTATGAGATCAAGGAAACCTCGCCGCAGTGGATTCCATTCGGACGCCCGCCGACCGAGATGATCTTCGACAAGGCGACCCTGCGTTACCTGCAAGTCGTCTGCGCCGCGTATGGCATTTCCTTGCAGGACATTGGAATCGGAGAGGCGCAGCGGTCGCTGGCAGGGGCCATCCGGTCAGAGAGGGAAAGCCAGAAGGCCGGCTTCGCGTTTGTCAAGACATCGACGGAAAGCCTCATCAACGGGATACTCCCGCCGACGCTGCGGTTCCAATTCCTGCTGCAAGATGAGGAATCCCTGATTCAGAAGGGCCGGTCAAGACTTGCCAACGCGCAGGCTATGAGGCATCTGGTGGAGGCGGGGATTCTCAAGGAAGAAGATGCGCAGAAGCAGTTGAAACTAGATGGGCTGCTCACTGTAGACACCAATGGGGAGGTGGGGGAACGCTTTGGTCGACAGACGGAAGCGCAAGTACATCCGACCGATGTATTGGAAACGCACAAGCCTGCAACACACGGCGGGCATGGGGAGATCACAAAGGCGGGTTACTCGCTCGAGGAAGAACTCGCGGAGTTGGAAACGCTCCTGGAGGAGGAGTTCGCTGACCTCCAGGCGCAGATGACGGATTCTCGCATCCAGAGGCTCATCAAGGCAAAGGCAAGGGGACAGGACCTTGATGACCACCTGGACGCCGATCAGTGGTGGCTACTCGGAATCAGCACCGTCGCGCTTGCCGCCATCCTGGAAAGGGTGGCCAGGCGCGGGGCGAGCGCAGTAGCGGAATCCATCCAGAACATCCTGTATGTGGAGGGGCTGGTCAACTCGCCCGTCGCGCCCCCAATCCTGGAGATCACAAGCCACCTGATGCTCGCGCAGTTGCAGGAACGCGCCGCAGACGCCGTGCGGCTTGTGGACGATGGCACCAAGTATTACCTCAAGCAGATTCTCTCTCGCTCGGTGACGGAAGGGCTGGCACGCAGGGACATCGTAGACCGCATCGCTGCGGGGGACAGCCTGGAGACGATCCTGGCGGACGGGAAGTTCACGGCGGAGGTGATGAAGCAGGTCCGCCTGGATGTGGGCGAGATGAGCAAACAGCGCATCCGCTCCATCACGGACTTCGAGATTTCCAAAGCCAACAACCTTGCTCGGCTCGAGGCCATGAGCAGGGCGGGGCTGGAAACGAAAGCCTGGAAGCACATGGTTGCGGCGGGAACGGGGGTAGACTGCCCCTGTCCCATCTGCGAAGCGAACGAGGCTCTTGGGTTCGTGTCGCTGAGTTACCAGTATGAGACTGTGTTCGAGCCTGCGCCCGGGCCGCCGGCGCACCCAACCGTGTGCCACTGTGATCTGGTGTTCGACTCCGCCGAAGTCATCGCAAAGGCGGGGCAAATCAACATTTGGACAGGAGGAGACTGAAAGTGGAAAAGACGTATGTGAAACATGTAGTCAGATTCTTGGCCACCAACCCGGTGGCCCCTGGAGAAGTGACGGGCGAGCAGTTGGATGAACTGCTGTCGGAGTATGTGCAGCAGGGATACCGGCTGCACAGCACCCACGTTCTGGGCGTCGTGAACGATCCCAATCCGGTCATCCGCGTCATGCACGTCCTCACGCTGCCGGAGGCCATGTCTGGGTGCGGGGAGACCGCCACTGGGGACGCGAAGCCCGCGACCACCAAGTGGCACAAGAAAGAGAAGGAAGTCGGTGAGAAAGAAAGCGTAAACTGGGGGTAAGCCCCGCCTGTTCTGGGAGGAAAAGAAATGCTCTGGACTATACTCATCGTGCTGCTCGTGTTCGCCCTGGTCTGGTGGCTGCTGTCCGCTTTTATTCTGCCCAGGCTGCCAGAACCATTCAGGACGATCATCATTGTCGTCTGCATCCTGATCTTGATCCTGTACCTGCTCAGTCTTGTGGGGATTGGTCCAGGGATCGGATTCTAGGGGAAACCAGTGGGGATCGTCGCATTCAACATCGCAACCTACCTGTTGGTCGGAAGGCTTGCAATCTGGCTCGTCCAGATTGCAGGCCCACTCCGATGGCTGTGGGCAAAGAAGCCCTTCCTGACGGAGTTTGCAGAGTGCGATCTCTGTGTCGGGTTCTGGGTCTATGCTATCATCGCAGGCATTTTCAGGGTCTATCTTTTACCGTTCGGCTACGTTCCGGTTGTGGGGGAGATCGCAACAGGGGCCATTGCATCGTTCGTGATGCACTTGCTCCGGCTGGGATGGAATGTGAAGTTCCAGATTGTCGTCAAGGGAGGCGAGTGACATGCCATACTCGACCAGCGATCCGCCCAAATTCTTGAAGGGCCAGCCGAAGGGACTCATCAGGTTGTTCGTGGACGCCTTCAACGCCGTAATCAGGGATGGCGGGACGGAGGATGCCGCGCGCAAGGCAGGCTGGGCAAACGCCAAGCGCAAATACCAGAAGGGCGCTGAGGGGAAGTGGGTGCCGAAGTCTCTGGCAGAACTGTCGATGTTCATCACCAAAGCCGTCAAGGGCGGAGATGGCGTCATGCGGTTCAAGGCCACGGCATCGGACACCGGGAAAGACCTCCTGGATGAGCAGATGTCGCTCCCGCTCTACCAGTCGTTCATCGCAGCATCTTCTGGGGACAAGGAAAAGCCGTTCGTGTCTGTGGCCCATTACTCGCGGGACGCGGGTGACGCGGGCGAGGTCACGGAACTCTACATCGATGGCAACAAGTTGAAGGCGAAGGGATTCTTCTATGACACCCCGCTTGGGGTCGCCGCCTTCACTTCTATCCGGTCCGACATCGAGCAGTTCGTGCCGGACGACCGGCGGATTCGGATCTCCATCGGATTCTGGGATTGGGCGCACAAACACGGAATGCAGAAGTTTGAGCGCAAATCTCTCACAGACCTCTGCCCTATGTGCATGGCGGGGCTAGGGGATAAGGTGTACATGCGCGGGGTATTGGATCATCTGGCATTGACGCGAGTTCCGGTTTGCACCAGAACTCCAATCGAGGCATATCTGGAGGTAAAATCCATGCCGAAACTCAAGACACGGAAGGCGGATGCCGCTTCCATCGTTGGGGAAGCGCTTGCCGACGAATTGGAGACCAGCGAGAAAGCAAGGGTCAGCCGGAGCGAAGTGGATGACGAGGAAACGGCAGCCCTGGTCACGCGCGGCGACGAAGATGATGCCGTCGACGAGACCGACGAGATTGAGGAAGTCGAGGCG